GGAAAGATGGCCGTACAGGTTAGATGAATATTATTTTGGATGCTAAAAATATTGGTGGGGATTGGGTTGCACCTGAGGATGCGGTGCTGGAGCCTGCGGTTTCTTTATCTATTGGATATTTAATTGCTTCTAATAAAGATTCTGTGACTTTGGCAGCTTTAGTTAATGAAACTCATTTTGCTCATGGCATTACTATTCCTCGTGGGATGGTAAGTGAAATCCGTGATTTGATTTAGTGCTTGTTTTTAATGCGTGATAGTGTATGCTTATACAATGAAAACTGGAAAAGGAATTAACCCCGGCCCCTACGGTTGCGACATTAAGATTGCTAAGCCTTCTGGTGGCGGTCGTGTTGGGCCTGCCATGATTTATCCATCTAACCCTCACCCCAAAGCTTCTAAAGGTGGTCGTACTGGTACCGCTGCTAGTGCTATGAAAGGCCAGAGCTGATGCCTTCTACCCCGAAGGTTAATAAACAAAAGGCTTTGGAACGCAAAATGAAGGGCCGTGACTCAAATTTATTGGGTAACGGTTTTATTCGTGATGCTGCTCAGGCCGTGGGTAAGGGTTTAGAAATGGGCCGTAGGGGTGCTGCTGATGTTTATAGCAAATCTCGTACTGGTAATCCCTTAGAAGTAGCTGGTAAATATGGTCAGCAGTTTGCTTCTTCGGCTGTTAAAAAAGTTATTAAAGATGTGCAAGGTGCAGCAAAAATGGTTGTGAAAGGATTTGGTAACTGATGGCTATGAAGAAAATGGCTAAGAAAGCAGTCAAAAAGAAGGCTGTTAAGAAGAAGGTTGTAAAGAAAGCGGTTAAGAAGAAGGTTATGAAGAAGCCTGCTGCTCGTCCGATGCCTGCTCCGATGCCTCCAATGGGTGGTATGGGTGGCGGTATGGGTGGCGGTATGGGTATGGGCGGAGGTATGGGTTACTGATGCCCCCTAAAAAGGTTGTGATTGTGGAGGAACCTTTAGAGGCTCAGCCTCCCGCTGGTATTGTTTTAGAAGAACCTGTTCTTGCTGGTGAGGCTTCTGATGCTGAAATGCAACGGTTATTGGAAGCTGCTCAGAAGCTGGCTTTAGAGAATGAGTTGGTTGATGAGGAAGATATTCCGCCTCCGGTTGAGGTGGTTGCGTCGCTCGTTCCAGTAAAGCCGGGTTCTATTGTTGTTTTTGTTTTAGATCGCAATATTATTGAGGATCTAAAACTATCAGGTGTGCCGGTTAATACTTTAACTATGGGTGATCCTGCTCAAGCTTTGGTTACTAAAGTTCATGAGGACGGGTCTGCTGATTTGCGGGTCTTTGTTGATACTGATGCTGTGCCTGTCCGCCGTGGTGTTAAACGGATTCCGCAACCTGCGGAACTTACTTTAGACCATGTTAATTTTTTCTATCTGGCAAAGTAATGAAAGGTCATAATGGCTAGTCGTTCTAATGTTGTTCCGGTTAATGTAACAACTTCAGCAGCAGTTCGTACTTCTGCGTGTACTTATCATGGTTATACATTGCAGGCTGGTGCATCAGGTGCTGTTGTAACTATTCATGACAATGCTTCAGCTGCTTCTGGTACCCATCTTGAAGTTATTACTCTTGCTGCCAATGCATCTGCTCATGCTTATTATTCTGCTGAAGATAGCGCTGGTGGTATTCGTGCCGTGAATGGTATTTATTTTGCAACAACTAATGCAGTTACGGGGTCTCTTCGGATTGCTGGCTAATGGCAAAGTCTGCTGCGTGGCAACGTAAAGAAGGTAAGAATCCGGCAGGGGGTCTTAATGCTAAAGGCCGTGCGTCGTATAAAGGTGGAACTCTTAAGGCTCCTGTTAAGTCGGGGGATAATCCGCGCCGTGCCTCGTTCCTTGCACGTATGGGAAATATGCCCGGACCAGAGCGTGATAAGAACGGAAAACCTACACGTTTGCTTTTATCGCTTAATGCATGGGGAGCCTCGTCAAAAGCTGATGCAAAAGCTAAGGCAAAAGCTATTTCAGCTAGGAACAAAGCCAAGGGAAAATAATGTTTGACTCTGGGAGAATGTGACTGAAGCAGTCAAGTTTCAGAAAGTAAATGCCGACCGTTCGAGGTCGGCTTTGTCGCGTCGGCAGTCTTTTATGGAATCGTTTGAAAGTGAACGATCTATCGATATTGCCTGTGCTGCTGCTGGTATTGCACGTAACACTTATGCTCGTTGGCGTGAACGGTATCCTGATTTTGCGCATAGGGTAGATGAACTACGCCTTGACGCTGAACACGCTCCTAAAAATGATAGTTGGGAAAACGGCTTTGCTGCTTTCCGCAAAAAATATTTTGGAATGAACTCTCCGTGGTTCCATCTTAAAGCTATTCATGCCTATGAACATACGGCTGCTGGCAATATTACAATGATTTTGTGGCCCCCGGAGCATGGCAAGACTACGCTCTTTGAGGATTACGCAACCTATAAACTTGCTGTGACTCCAGACTTTCGTTTTACGGTTGCTTCTGAAGGGCAACCTATGAGTCGTAAGATTCTTCAGCGTGTGAAATCTCGTATGTCTCCTGCTGGACCGTATCGTGAGTATGTGGCTAAGTGGGGTCCATTTGAACCGCAGTCAGGCTCGTCTTTATCGCAACCTTGGCAGGCAGATTATTTTTCTGTGTTTAAAAAGGGTGGGTTTGATGAACGTGATTATTCGATGGTTGGCCTTGGAATTGGTTCTGCTATTGCTGGCACTCGTACCGATCATCTTCATGTGGACGATGTTACGTCCTTAAAGAATTACAATCAGACAGCCAAGATTGTTGAAGTGTTTCGTCAGGATTGGTTATCTCGTCCGGGTGAGCGTGGCCGCACAACTATTAATGGTACTCGTGTAGGTGAGCAGGATTTTTATGAAGTACTTATGGATCAGTTTGGTCCTGAAGTTATGCGTGTTATTAAATTGCCTGCTCTTGTTTTTAACGAATTGACCAATGAGTATGAACCATTGTGGCCTTATGACGAAGAGACTGGTGCTGGCTACACAATGGAAATGCTTGAGCGTACGCGTATGAAAGTAGGCGAAGCTGCGTGGGCTAGAAACTATATGCAGAATCCTTTAGTTGCGGGAGATCGCACGTTTACTGATGATCATATTGTAAATATGATTAACCCTAATCGACGTGTACAGGATCGTGTACAGGGTGGCGCTGGTATTGTGACCCTTGATCCAGCCTTAGGCGGATACAACGTCGTTATGGGTTTAAACATTTCTGATGGCAAACTTAAACTTATTGATCTATATGAAGACCAAAGATTTACTTCTTACGAACAGGTTTTTGCTCGTTTAGAAGAAATGGTTTTACGTTTAACCGGTGATGGTATTCCGGTTACTGACGTTGTTATTGAAGCAAATGCTTTCCAAAAAGGCTTATGCTCTGATCGTCAGCTTTTAAATATGCAAGATCGATATGGTTTTGCTATTAGATCGCATCTTACTAATGATAATAAATATGATGAAGAAATCGGTATTGCTTCTATGGCTCGTGATTGCCGATTAGGATTAATTGATTTACCATACGCAGAAGATACTTATACTCGTCATGTTGTTGATCAAATCATTGATCAAATGAAACGATGGCGACCACACATCAAGGGCGCACGTTTACGCCAAGACCGTTTAATGGCATTATGGTTTGGTTGGATTTTATGGAGGGAACGCAGGGGGTCTGAATTCTTTGCTGCGGATCAATTCAATTTTTCTGGGATGCCTTACCGACCAACGAATAGCGGACTTATTGTCCCAACTGGAGCAAGATGATTACATGGGATGACGTTGTTGCGATTGTACGTAATCGCCAAATGAATAATGGTGAGCTATTAGAGAAGATGATTGAAGTGCGTCGTCGCTATAACTCTGATTGGGTTCTGCCATATGTGTCAGAAATGGATACGGAAACGCTTCCTCCTACTACTCCGGCACTAATTGCAGAAGCAATTGACTTTCTTGGTATGCGAGCAGCATCTGTTATGCCTTATATGAACTCTCCTGCTATTGATTCGACTAAAGAAATCGGTGTTCGTTCTCGTGAGTATGGCGCTATTCGACGTAAGATTCTTGGTGCTACTCATCATCAGTCGAAAACAAAGCTTCATATGCGTCGTGCTATGCGTCATCTTGCTGGTTATGCCACAGCTTCTATGATTGTGGTTCCTGATTTTGAGACTTCTTTACCACGTCTTGAACTGCGTGATCCATTGAGTTCATATCCAGAACCTAAAGCGGCAGAAGATCTTTCTCCTCCTAAGAACTGTGCTTTTGTGTATGCCAAATCTGTTGATTGGTTACGTCAAAACTATCCGCAGGTACGTGATTGGGTTGCTTCATCTAAATCTACAGGTGAAGAAATGTGGGATGTTGTTGAATGGGTTGATGAGGAAGTAACTATTATTGGTATTCTTGGTCCACGCGATTGGGAATCCCGTACGCTTGGAGCTTCTGGAGCTGTAGTTCAATCAATGGAACTGCATCGTTGGCCAAACCCAACTGGCATTTGTCCTGTCTATATTCCGGGCCGGGTTACGTTAGATAAAATTATTTCTCAAATTGCTAATCTTACGGGGCAAGTTGATTTGATGGCGCAGTTGCAAGCACTTTCTATTGCTGCTGGCGAGAAAGCTATTTTTCGTGATCGTTTTATTATTGGTGATTCGATTAAAGCGCCTCAACTTGTAGGTGGCCAATGGAAAGATGGCCGTACAGGTGAGATGAATATTATTTTGGATGCTAAAAATATTGGTGAACTTGCTGGTACGCCTGATCCAACTACTCAAATGATGATTGATCGTCTTGAACGCAACGTCCGTATTGGCACAGGTCTTGTTCCTCAGGCCGGTGGCGAAACTTATGGGGCTTTGCGCACCGGTCGTGGCATGGATTCCATGATGGGTACTGCTGTTGACCCTCGTATCCAAGAGATGCAAGAAATTATGGAAGTAGCTTTGGAGCAAGTTAATACTGTGATCTTAGAACAGTACAAAACGTATTGGCCTGATAAGAAATATACGATGTTTAGTGGCTGGCCCGGAGATAAAGGCACAGTTGATTTTACTCCCTCTGTTCATATTGAAACTACCGATAATGTTGTGGCTTATACAATCCCCGGTTCGGATGTTCAAGGAACAACTATTCAGCTTGGACAGTTGCTTGGTATGAAAGCGATTAGTCTTCATACTCTTCGTAGCCGTCATCCCTATATCGATGATCCTGATGCTGAATCTGCACGGGTTGAAGAAGAGACTATTGAAGAAGCTTTGTTGCAGGGTCTTGCTAATCAAGTTGCGCAGGGTTCTATCCCGGTTACGTATCTGGCTAAGATAGAAAAGTATCGTCGTAAGGAGCCTGATCTTGTGCAAGCAATTCTTAAAGCTGATGACGAAATGAAAGCAGAACAGGCTGAGATGGCTCCGCCTCCTGAACCCGGTCAGTTTGCCGCGCCTCAACAAATGCCCGGATTATCTGGCCCTCCACCTGTGCCCCCTAATATGCCTCCTCCTGCACCTCCGGGTGGTCCACTACCGCCAGAGCCTCAAGGTGGTCCGCCATCTTCTCAGGGTCAAGCAGGGCCACCACCCGATATGCAACAGCTTTTAGCAGCTCTA